GTCGCCCACGCGGCCAGCGCCCAGAACGATGCAAGTAGGGAGGGGGGAGAAATCGGACGGGTTTGAGGGAGATGAAACCAGCCGGGCAGCCCGTGGTTAGTGGGTTTGAGGGCGGCGGGGCGGAATTCTGATTTCCGGACAGTTCTGGGGTAAAAGTGCGGGAATTTATGGGGGAATGTACGGGAAATTCGGGTGTTGAGTGGGGGAATATCCGTACTTTGAAGGGCGTTTAAAGGGTCATTCAAGACCGTTTATTACCAGCGTCAGGTGATCGGCAATTACGTCGCCGGCCAGTTGTTTATCTGACTCAGGGAAGCCGACCAGGCGGCGGGCGGGTAAGCCGGGGTGATTGACCCGTTTGCGGAACATGCCGCCGAAACTGAGGGCCTTTGCTTTGCGGGCCGTGATCACATGAGCCTTCGATCCGTCCTGGTGGAATATTGCCGGGAAGCCGTCGCCGTGATCGAAACCGAGGCGCAGGTTATCGGCCTGCACCTGGTAGTGGAAATTGGCGAGCATGCGGCCAGTCCGGTTGAGCGGACCGCCTTTTCGGCCACCTGCCGCCAACGTCGACGGCGCCAATTCCTTCCACGCTTCGCCATCGGGATCGAGGCCCTGGGCGTGGCGTTCCTGATTGACGCGGAACAGCGATTCACCAAGGCTGCCGAGCATCTGTTCCGGCGTGGCTATTTCGTGGCGGACGGCCTGCATTATCTTTATCAGGTGGTCGGCTTGAAATTCGATGTCGAATTGCATATAGTGTCCTCGCGGTTCAGTCAGACAGGCTTCGGCCTACTGCCCCATATCTGATCAGCAAAGCGACGCGGCCCCATGGCCGCGTTACTTTTTCCAGATCAGCCGGCCGAGGCGCTGCCGGTCGAAATACTTCTGTTTGCTGGCCGGGAACACCGTGGCACCGGTCCAACCGGTCTTTGACCACTCGAACACGCCAACCCCGTAGCGGCTATCGCCGTCGATCTCGAAGGCTCTCAAGTAGCGCCGCTTCAAGCGCCAGTTTCCCGGCTCGGATGCATCCTTTTCCCAAGCCCACCAGATTTCATCCGGCTCGATCAGCGTCATGGCCAGCAGATTGATGTACTGCAGGCGGTCATTCTTTTCCGGCTCGGCCAGCCACTTGAAATTGTCGCCGGCCTTGTCGCTACCCTTGACAAATAGCGCCTTGGTGATCGCCAGCGAGCTGCCCGCCGCATCGGTAAATGCTGCGCCTTCTTCCAACGTCGCACCGAAGACATCCAGGAAGTCCTTTACCGCCACCTCGGGCGCCGTGTCGGCAGGCAGGACGGCATGCGACGGCACCTTGGTCGGTTTGGGCAGCGCCGGCCGCTCGATGCCGGTTGGCCAAGCCGCCTTGCGTTCCTTCAATACTGCGTCGTAACCCTGCAGCGGCGGTACGGTGTGCGGCTCAAGCCAGGCCTTGCCCGGGTTGTAGGCGAAGCCGGGGTCGATGCCTTTCGGAACTTGCACCGTGTGCGGGTTGCTGCCGGTTTTGCCGACGACCTTTTCTTCCCACTCGATGGGCGGTGCTTCGTCGGGGCCGGACTTGCCGGATTTCTCCCATTCGCGCTTGGCTTCGACGCGTGATAGCGAATATTTCTTGCACTTGCAGCCCCAGCCGTTTTGCGGCGTGTGGGTGTTCCACCACGGGTCGTCGAGGGGCAGGATCAGGCCGTTCCAGGCCTTGTGTTCAAGGCGCGGGTGCTCGATGCTGGTGTGGCGATACTGTCCATATGGCCGCAGGTGCTTGACGGCCTGCATCTGCTTTTCGCGGCCGGCGTTGTAGGACTGGGTGACATTGGTGTCATAGATGATCTTGGAACGCCAGCCGGGCGAGCCGTTGTGTGCCCAGCCGTGCTTTTTGACGATCTCCGGGAAGGCCTTCTGGAACTCGGCAAAGCCGCCGGATTCCTTGGCCTTGGCGATGGCGTTGTAGAAGTCTTCGACCAGTGAATCCGTGGTGGCGCCAGCCACCACGAAGGCATGCGAGTGCTGTTCCTGCCAGATGTCCGTCCAGCCAGACGACGGCAACTTGATCTTCGACTTGTAGAAGTCGATGGCTTCAGAGAAAGGGAGATTGGCAGGATTGGCCATATTACTGACGCTGGCTCAAACGCTCTTTCAGGTGATAGCCCATCAGCGGCCAGATTTTCTGAATGGCATTCTGACGGGCGATCTTGCGGCCGATCTCGGCGTCGAAGTTTTCCGGGCTGGCACAAGCACTCTCGCCGGTTACAGTGAAGCCGTTGCGTAGAACGATGACGCAGAAGGTAAGAAACCCAAGTTCGACACGAAGTGGCAAAGGCGGAGGCTCGGGAAGATTGCCTTCCGCAACGGCATCAAGAACAGCATGACGAGCACCTTGAAGCGCCGTGAAATAAAACTCGCTGGCAATATTTGCCTCAACATCGGACGGGGTTACGCGCGGCGCAGTCAGGCCCTTGGCCTGGATTTCCTGCTCAATTTCTTGGTCATTCATTTATCTACTCCTCGTTGTGGCGGTTTGAATCGGAACCGCCGGGCCGTCAGTCACCGTTTTCGGCATCAAACCGACTCGTCCAATCCGCATGGTTGTATTCACCATCCCGGTTTTGCTCAAGCCATGTGTCGGCCTCATATCCGCCGCCGTCTACCGCCTGATCAAGAAGAAAATTGGCAGCCGTCGCCATATCGCCGGCAGGAACAAATTTGAATCCGATAATCGGCTCGCCAATTAGGCGTAAACCGTGAGCGTTTGCACCGGACTTTATGATTTCAAGCATTTCCATCACTCGCTCCCCACCTCAAACCGCCCCGCCAAATGCGCCGCCATCAGACCATTGGCCAGCGCTTCAGCCCATTTCGGATCAGCCCGCAGCGCCTCGATCTTCTCCAGCGCCGCGTCGAAGCTGCCGGCCTCGGCGACGATGGCGGATACCTGTTGAATCACCTGCTGTTCGAAGGGCGCGCAGAGCTGCGCCAGTTGGCCGGCGTAGGCTGTCGTGATGTCTTCGCCGGTCAGCGCGGCCAGCCGAGTCAGTGCCGCGTCGGGCGCCGCTGGCGCCGGTGTCTTGCCGCTGGCCTTGAGCAGCTCGGCGCCTTTCTTGGCGCGGGGGAGCTGCATGATCTTGTGGGCGTAGTCGACGTCGATCTCCATGCCCATGCTCGCCGCCTTGTCGAGCACGTCGACCATCTTGGCCTGGTCGGGCGTTTCCTCGGTCAGGTGGGTGAAGGTCGGCACGCGGTCGGGCGGGAACATGCCGTTGATCAGCGCAATCCGTCTGACTACCTGCTCATTCGTCGTCGGGTCGATCTGCGCCACGTCGTGCAACAGGATTTTGCGCAGTTCCTTCTCATGCACCTGGCCGAGGGCGTTGGTGCTGGTCTTGCCGTCAGCCTGGCTGGTCAGCGTGCCGCCGAGGATGGCAATCGACTGCTTCTTTTCCCAATAAGTGATGGCGCTCAGGAAGTCGTCGATGGTGCCGGTCTTCATGGCCTGGACGAACTCGATTTCCATCGTGCTTGGCACCACACCGGCGCCATCGTTGCCGATGTTGCGCACGGCCTTGAGCAGCTGGTCGCGCTGCTTGGGATCGATACCGGCCGGATACTTGCCGAGGCGCAGCGGCAGGCCGTATTTTTCCAGGAATTTCTGCATGTCCAGCGTGTTGAACGACTTGTAGGCATAGGCCCAGCCGATGACGCGGAACAGTGCGGCCTGCTCGATGTAACCGGACAGCGCGCGGTGCTGGTGAATGACCCAGCCGCCTTCGCGCAGCGCCTCGGGCTGGCCGTTCTTGACATACTTGAGCTCGCCGGTCTTGTTGTCGATCTGGAACTCGGTCTGCGGCACCCACAGGAAGCCCTTCGGGTACCAGGTGCTGCCGGTCTGCCAGTCGATCTCGTGACAGGCCAGACCCTTGCCGATGGCGTCGGTCAGGTCGTACTGCATGCCCTCGAAGCCCGGCACCTTGCGCAGGATGTCATCCAGTTCAGCCGTGCGGTCGATTTCGCTCTGCGTCGCGTCATCCTTCGGCGTCAGTTTCCAGCCCAGCCCGGTCACCGCCCGGCGGCGCTTGGCCATTTCGGCGAAGACGTGCGTATCGTGCTGCTCGATCAGGTTGAACAGCCGCGCCTGGTCGGTGATATAGCCCTGGTCAGCCTGGGCGAAGGCGGCGGCGAGGCGCGACGGGTCGAGGGTCTGCACCGACATGTAATTGGCCGTGTCGCCGGCCGTCGAACGCGGGCCGGCCTGCAGGGCATTCAGCCCGCGCTTGGCTACATTGGCCAGCGCCGCCTTGATCTCTTTAATCATCGTCATCCCAATCGTCGAAATTGTTGCCAGCCGTGCTGTGGTTCCGGTCGCGGCGCGAAGAAGCGGCCGAGGTATAGAGCCAATCTCCGGCAAAGGTCTGCGCCCGCTTCCAGAGCATTTCGAGCGCATCCGGGCCGTCGTCGTGATCCGCTTCCGGGTAGAACTTGAGTTGCTCGATCAGCGCCGTCTGGCTGCGGTGCAGGCGAATCTGGCCATTCGCCGCATAAGGCTGCAGCGACATGATCGCCAAATCCTTGTCGCGGCCGGTTTCGCCCGGGTAGGCCGGGAAGGCAATGCCGGCCAGCGCCGCCCGCTTGATCAACTCGGTATAGAGAAACTCCTGAAAGGCAATCGCCTCGACCGTCCATGCCAGGCAGCGATATTCCCGCTGAAACTCGATGGCGCGGGCGATGATCAGGTCAGGCACCTTGCGCGAAATGTCCGCCTCGACCACATCGAGCACCATCTTGTCGCGGTTCAGACCGCCGATCAGGATGGCCGACGGATCGCGCTTGCGGTTGGCCTTGCCGAGTGACGGATCGAGCGCGCCGAAGAACAGCCAGTCAGCCCGCCGATCCACCCAGAACTGGATATTCTTGAACGGCGCCGTTTCATCGTTGCCGGCCTCGTTCTGTTGTTCCTGGTTAAACGCATCGTGGTCGCTGGCGTACATGCAATACAGCCGGTAGAGCGGTCGCACATCCGGCCACGACAGCACGGCGCCGGCATCCATCGCTTCCTTGTTGGTCTCGTAGAAAGCCAGCGCATCCGCTTCGGCCTGCGCCTGGGCGCCATCCTCATCGCTGGCCGAGGCCGAGGTGTAGATGCCTTCCCACTGCTCCCACAGGTCAAGGCGATCCGGCCATTGCATGATCGACTTGAACACCTTGCGCCGCCAGCCCGGCTTGCGCGATACGCGGTTGATCGCCGCGTCGTAATGCAGCGAGGTGCCGACCCAAAAGATATCCAGCCCGCCGGCCGGCCCGGCCAGACCGACCACGGCCTTGATCACGAAGCTCTCGACGGCGTCGCGCTGATCCTTGTTGCGCACGTTGTCATCGTTCTCCAGATCGTCGAGAAAGATCAGCCCCGGCCGATGCGGACCATGGCGCATACCGCGCATCTTCTTGCCCGAGCCGCCGACGCGCACCTTGATGCCGTTGGCCGTATGGATCGTCGCCGCCTGCCAGACGCGGCCACGGCCAACCGCCTTGGGAAAGTCGGCCGCCAGGCGCGGGTTGCTATCCAGCTCGGCCTTGATCGCTTCGAGCATTTCAATCGACTGCTCCAGCGTGTTCATGATGATGCCGATCAGCCACTTGCGCGCCTTCGGGCTGGCGTGCGGTACCAGCTCGGCCAGGTAGTTGGCGCGGCAGATGCACCACAGCGAGCCGAGCTGCGTTTCGTAGGTCGACTTGGCTTCACCGCGCGGCGCCTGATGCACCTCGCGGGCATCGGTCGACCCGTCGATCCGCTCCGGGAAGCATTGGAAGATGAACTGATGAAACAGCGAGAAATGCGGCGTCGGCACGTAGTGCGGGAAATAGGTCTTGCAGAAGAATTCGTAATCGACCACGGCCCGCTCGCGCCGCGCCTTGCTGGCGGCCGGATCGATGGGGAAGGCCTCGCACTCCAGCTCGATGGTCTGACGCAGCTCCTCAGAGAACAGCTCCATGCGGCGCTGGAAGTCGCCCAGGTTCTTGACCTCGGTCAGGTCTTCGTAGTCGTCGGACCAGTCGAATTCACGCATGGTCAGCGCCCATGATCGCGGCGTATTCTTTGCTATCGAAGCACAGCGTTTCCGGGTCCATTTCCTCTGCTTTGTCGCCACCGTGCAGCGTGCATTCGAGGTCAAACACATACAGAGGAAAGCCATCGGAATCCACGTATCCGCAACCCTTCCCGTTGGCGTTGTCCATCACTGGGCATGTGCATCCATCGGCCACGGCCTGTGGGTCACCAGGCGGGTGCTGGTATCGCTCTTGCGGTAGCGTTTTAGCCATGGCTCGCTCCGTCATCGGTGTATGAAAACTCGATTCGGGTTACCACCGTTTCCGGGGTGCATCCTTTGTGCGTCGCGCAGAACATCGCCACAAACCCAGACGGACAGCAATAGTCGGGATGATTGCCAAATCCTTCAGCCTTGCATTCCGTAATGCCGTATCCCACATCGTCAACCATGGCCCACAACGACTCGCGCCTCACGCTGACTACCGTTAGCGGATCACGTAGCACGTCCAGCTTTTCGCCAGGCCGCAGGCCCATGCACTTGCGTACCGGTCGAACTTGATCGCCTGGTTTCAAGTTGAGCCAGCCGAGTCGGCGAGTCACCGTCTTGGTGCCTTCCATGATCTGGTCGGTGGTCAGCGCGAAACTCATGTTACGCATACCGCTTCCCCAAAATCCCGCCGATATCCTCAACATGCGGCTGCAAAGCCCGCAGCGCGGCCGGGTCGGTTTTCTTGAGGTATTCGGCAATGACCTTGAGCGTATCCAGCGCCACCGACAGCCCGGAAAACTGCGGATTCAAGCGCCCGAAGGCCTTGCTGAATTTGGCGTAGCCATCGGCCAACTGGGCGAGCAGTGCGGCCTTGTCGCTGGCCGGAATCTTCGCCTCTTCGAGCTCCCGCGTCGTGGTGATCACCTGACGGGCGAAGTCTTCGACCAGTTGCTTGTTGA